ATCTCTCAGGTAGTTCTCAGGTATCAAGTAAAGGTTCAGGGTAGGAAAATAGGTAAGTCGATAAGGCAATAAGTCGACAAATCGACAAAACTTTGACCCAGACTTGTTTAATTTTCGCTCAGTAATATATATATGTCTTACCCTAAAAATATATGTTAGGTGGCCTAATATGTATACAAAACGGACATTTATAAGAAATATCACCCTAAGTTGTTCGCTTTTCAGTTATTCACAGGTTATCTATATATGTAATATATAATATTCCATATACGGAGATTCCTCCGTTTTGGACTACGGAATCTCCTATAGTATTTATATAATATAATATATATAATGGGATAGGTCTGCCGTTAGGCAACTACCGTTAGATTAGTCTTAGGGGCGTTAAATGGCAAAGCAGAACCTTACCAAGGAAGAAGCCCAGTTCAGGGTTCTCACCCAACTTAAGCAGGGTCAGACAATCAAGATGGCTATGGAGTCGGTTGGCCGATCTGAGGCCGCTTTCCGCCAATGGACCCTTACTGAGCCAAGTTTTAAAGAACAGGCTGACAAGGCTAGGCTAGAGGCTAAGGGTGTAAAGACCGACCTAGCCGAACTTAAAGATATTTCATTTGAGGATTTCTCTAAGGAGTTTTTAGATACCTCACTCTTTGACCACCACCTTGACTGGGTGGATCTGGTAGAGGGCAAGGAGCCTAGGTGGTTACATCCATCTATGACCTATGAGCAGGCTGCTACTAATCGTATCCTGATTAACGTACCACCTGAACACGCCAAGTCAACAGTTATCACAATCAACTACGTTACCTACCGCCTTGCTGTAGATCCTAACGTCAGAATCATTATTGTTTCAAAAACCCAGGGTATGGCTCGTAAGTTTCTTTCAGCCATCAAGACCCGCCTTAGCCACCCTAACTGGACTAAGTTGCAGGTAGCCTTTGGCCCACAGGGTGGATACAAGGCAGACTCCAACACTTGGTCTGCTGATATGATCTACCTAGGTTCAGGCCGAGACTCTGGCGAGAAAGACCCAACTGTACAAGCATTAGGATTTGGATCTCAGATCTACGGAGCAAGAGCCGATCTGATTATCCTTGACGATGTGGTGATGAATGCAAATGCCCACGAGTGGGAGAAGCAAATTGAATGGCTTCAAAAAGAAGTCATCACCCGTTTGGGTCGACACGGAAAACTACTTATTGTAGGAACCCGTGTCGCACCTATTGATCTTTATAAGATGATGAGAGATCCTGCCCAATGGACTGGTGGCAAATCTCCATTCACTTACTTTAGTCAACCAGCAGTATTAGAATTTGATGAGAAGCCTGCCAATTGGAAAACCCTATGGCCCAAGACTGATAGGCCTGAGGGGGAACAAGATGAGCCAGACAAAGACGGATTATACACCAAGTGGGATGGACCCTCGTTATTTACTAGAAGGTCTGAAGTCGCTCCCTCAGTATGGGCGCTGGTCTACCAACAAGAAGATGTTATGGAAGACTCGATCTTCTCGCCAACTGTTGTCGCTGGATGCGTCAATGGAATGCGAAAGAGAGGCCCACTCAAGGCTGGAGTCCCAGGCCATCCAAAACATATTGATGGCTCTTATACCGTTATCGGCCTCGACCCCGCTATGGCAGGAGCAACAGGAGCAGTAGTAGTTACCTACAATCGCTCTGATGGTAAGATCTATGTCTTAGACTGCGTCAATATGACAGATACTACCCCACAAAGAATTAGAGATCTTATAGAAGAATGGGTTATCAAATATAAACCCCAAGAGATCCGAATAGAAATTAACGCCCACCAGAAGGCTTACGCCTTAGACGATGATCTACGCAACTGGTTGGCGGCTCACGGCTGTACCCTCAACTCTCACTTCACAGGTAAGAACAAATGGGATACAGGATTTGGTGTAGCCTCTATGGCCTCACTGTTTGGGACAACAAGAGATTCTCGTTTCCAAGATAATAATCTAATTGAACTTCCTTCTAATGAAGGCTCTGAGGGCTTGAAGTCCTTAGTACAGCAATTAATTACTTGGAAACCTGATACCAAAAACCCAACAGATACAGTGATGGCATTATGGTTTGCTGTTATCAAAGTCCGTGAACTTATGCAACAATCATCATATGCTACTAAGTTTGCTAGTAATCGTTGGGCAACTAGGGCACAAAAAGATAAAAGATACGGAATCAATTTAGACGAAGCCTTTGCAGAGCAATGGCAAGAAACCTACGGATAGGAAAACACTATGGCACTTCCAATGATTGCAGCAGGTATTGCCGCTAGAGCAGTAGCAAAGAAACTTGCATCAAGAGCAGCAGGTGGCATCACTGGTGTTGGTGGTAAAAGCGTAAACCCAATTTATAACACTCCTTCTTTAGCAAAAATTCAGGCAAAGGGCGTTGCAAAACTTGGTGGCGCTGCTGTAGCAACTGGTGCGTTTACGCAAGTTCCAGCGGTAAAACAAAGTATTAAGCGTCAAATAGAAGAATCAAATAAAAACAAACGCAAATAATCGTTAGGATATAAATGGCTTTATCAATAGACCAAATTTCAGCACGGGTTGAGTCACTCAAGTACCGTGCTTCTGAGCGTGATGCTAGAGCAGGCGATGTCCTTGCTGTGCGTCAAGGTAAAATCTCTGAAGTTTATCCTGACTTTTTCCCAGAGGGTGTAGATACAAATGTCGTGGCAAATTTTATTGATATCGTTGCCAGGGACCTTTCAGAGGTTATGGCACCACTTCCGGCGGTTAACTGCTCATCCGCTAACCAGGTCAATGATCGTGCTCGTAAGTTTGCTGATAATCGTACTCGTATTGCTTCTAACTATTTTAATCATTCCGACTTACAAGTTTCTATGTACACGGGGGCGGACCACTACATAACATATGGATTCCTGCCATTCGTAATTGAATTGGACCAGGAAGCAAAACTGCCTCGCATCCGCCTAGAAAACCCAAGGATGGCTTATCCTGAATTTGATCGCTATGGACGATGCATTGCATTTGCAAAGCGATACACACTTACACTTGGTGAACTTGTAGCACAATTCCCAGAGTACGAAAGCCAACTACTTGGCCCATCTGGATTCAAACAAGATGTTAATAACTTGATTGAAATTATCCGCTATTATGATAAAGACCAATCTGTTGTATATATACCATCTAGACAAAACTTAGTTTTATCCCAAGCACGCAACCCATTAGGTAAGATGATGGTTGTAGTTGCCAAGCGTCCATCTGTTGATGGTGAGATGCGTGGACAATTTGATGATGTATTGGGAATTCAATTACTTCGTAACCGTTTTGCTATGTTGGCTATGGAGGCTGCAGAGAAATCTGTACAGGCTCCTATTGTACTTCCACAAGATGTACAAGAGTTGCAACTTGGTGGCGATGCGGTTATTCGTACCTCTAACCCAGCAGGTGTTCGTCGTGTAGAACTTACTATACCACAAGGTGCGTTTACTGAACAACAATTATTAAATCAAGAGTTGCGTGTTGGTGCTCGTTATCCAGAGGGACGTACTGGTAATATCGACGCTTCTATTGTTACTGGCCAGGGTGTACAGGCTCTTATGGGTGCCTTTGATACACAGGTTAAATCAGCGCAAGCAATCTTTGCTACAGCACTTCGTGATGTTATTGGTCTTTGCTTTGAAGTTGATGAGATGTTCTTTGATGAAGTTAAAACAATTCGTGGCGTAGATGCTGGTTCACCTTACGCATTAGAGTACAAGCCAAGCAAAGACATCAAGAAAGATTACTCTGCTGATGTTCGTTACGGAATGCTTGCTGGTCTTAATCCAGCACAAGGACTTATATTTATGTTACAGGCTCTTGGAGGTAAGTTAATCTCCAAGGATATGGCGATGAGAGAGTTACCATTTAATGTCAATGTTACGCAAGAGCAAGAGAAGATTGAAATTGAAGATATGCGTAATGCTCTTATCGGTTCACTTCAGGCATATACACAAGCCATACCCCAGATGGCTGCTGCCGGACAAGATCCTTCAGATATTGTTAAGAAAATCGCTGACGTTATTAAATCACGACAAAAGGGACAAGCAATAGAGGATGCAATTGAAGAGATATTTGCGCCTCAAGCGCAACAAGTTCCTCCTGCTGGCGCACCTTCTCAGGTTGAGCAAACGTCCCCTGCTCCCGCTGCTGCCCCAGTAGGAGGTCCTACACCAGAACAAGGTATGGCAGAACTACCTCCAGCAGAGGCTGCACCAGATATTCAAAGTCTTTTATCTAGCCTAACATCAGGCGGAGAAGCAAACGCAAGCGTAAGAACTATTCGACGACGATAATTAAGTAGGGGACAATGACAACAATTATTGGATTAGAACATAAAGACCGCTGCTTCATAGTTGCTGATAGCCAAACAACTGATGCAGATGGCAGGATTTATAACCATCCTGAAGTTAAAAAGATTTCAGAGAACGGTATGTTCTTAATTGCAGGATCTGGTGAAACATTAGCCTGCGATATAGCGCAACATATTTGGGAGCCACCAGTTCCCACAAAGCAAGACAAAGAAGATTTATATCATTTTATGATTGTAAAGGCTATGCCTTCTCTACGCAAATGTATGATAGAGAATGGTTATAACTTTGATGAAGATACGAAAGAATCTCGCTTTCAGTTTATTATGGCTGTAGGTGGAGAAATATTTGATGTTGACCAAGAGTTGTCAATAAGCAAATCTGCAGATGGAGTATACGCTGCAGGCTCAGGTGCAAATTACGCACTAGGCGCTTTATATGCTGGAGCAGATGCATACCAAGCAATGGAGATTGCATCTAGACTTACAGCGTTTACAGCAGGCCCATACATATCAAAAGAACAACCTAGAAAAATTAAGTAGGAGGAACTATGGCAGAGAACAGAGGCGGTTACCGTCCAACTGCACCACAGAATAATCCTGCAAATGTATCAGCAACTGGCGGAGCAGGACAATCTGGGACACAACCTGCACGTTATATGTCAGGCTTAGCCTATGGACAAGGTCAAGCACAAATGCAACAACAGACCTCTGCACCTATGGCTGGTAATCCTGTTGCTGCTGCACGTCCTATGGCTGCTGCACCTCAGGCTACACCAATTATTCCGATTGATGCACCAACTCAAAGACCAGATGTTCCTATTACAAATGGCATAGATATTGGGCCAGGTGCTGGCTCTGAAGCATTAGCACTTCCAGCAGCAGTCCCACAAACACAACAAGATAATTCTGCAAGATTAATTCAGGCACTATATCTTCAGGATCCAAGCAATGAAGATGTTCGACGTATGTTGGAGTATTTGAGCGCTGAAGGCAGGATCTAGTGGCATATCCAAAAATTAAAAAAGATGCCCAAGGAAATTATATAGTTGAAGGAACGATAGATAGAAATCTTACTCAACAACAATTAGACTATATTGACCTGCAGCAACAAGCAGAAATTCTTACAGGACCATCAGGAGATGAACTTAGAAAAACCATCTCATCAAATCCTAGTGCTTCGGCTGGTGTAGTTGCTGGCCTATACAAAAATGGATCTATTGGGTCCAGTAAACTAGTTGACACTTTTATAGAAATTGATGCACAGACAAAGGCAAAAAGAGAATTAGATCAATTAAAAGAAAATCAAAGAATATCAAACGAAAGTTTTAAAAATAAATTTTTGGGAATTCCATACAACGTGTGGACTGGTATTAAAGGATTTTCTCGTTTAACAACTGCTGGGCTATTTGCCCCAGTAGAAGCAGTAGTTAATACTTTTGGCAATATGGTGGCTGCCGCTGCAACAGGTAAAAAAATAAATACCGTCTGGGAAGGTATAGATCAAACCTATGCTGTTCAATCACTTAAGCAATTTATTCGTGAAGGAAAAATAGATACAGGTTCTGGATTTTTTATCAACGAAGAAAGTGGCGTTGGATTTAGAGTTCGTCAAGAAAAATTAAAGCAAGGTAAAATTTTAGTATTAGATGACGAAGGCGAAAAAGTATTAGATAGCGAAGGCAATCCTTTATATAGACCTTACTCTCCAATTGATCCTGTTTCTTTTGTTATGACTGGTGGAAATTTAGAGAGCGGAACAGCAAGACTTATAAACGCTATTGGTGAAATTGGATTAATGATTTATATGGATCCAGTAACCAAAGTTAATAAAGCCTTAAAGGCAAAAAATGCTATCGTTAAATCAGAAGCCTATGCAAAAGGCAGAGCATCTGCTGAAGATTTGAAAAAATTAACAGCACTTGATTCTGAAATTGCTGCTGCCTCAGATGAGTTTATAAAAGCAAAACAAGAACTTGAAATTTTTGATATAGCACCTGGACTTGAATCAGTTGCTGCTGGACAAAAAGCAGAGTTTCAAAAAGTATTTGATGAAAAATTACTAAAACTAACAAGTTTAGATGAAGAATCTCAGGCTCTTCAAAAAGGAATAAACTACGATGCGCTTGAAAAGTTTTTAAACGGTGACTCTGCCAAACCAATACTGGATGAAATTGCAGAAATGGATGACTGGTATGATATCTGGCAGGCAAGTAGAAGAAGAGGCAAGGCTGGATTTACTACATCTCAAGCAGTAGCACTTGCTGGCGCAAAGGATAGAAAGCAAGTTTTAGAAGTTTTAGCGCCTTTTATTGCCGATGGTTCAGTGGTCCAAAATGTTTTAGAAAGTGGCACATCAACATCTAGAGCCTTAAATAAAATTACTAA